TCTATATGTTTTTGATGAGATCATGCTGACAGGAGGTGCTACCACATGGGATTTTGCTGAAGAAGTTACAAGACGATATGGAGTAGATAGAAGAATTATTGCCTGTCCTGATCCTACTGGTAGTGCAAGAAAGACCAGTGGGGTGGGTGTTACAGATCATACGATCTTAAGAAGGTCTGGTTTTACTGTTTTAAGTCCAAAAAGTCCTTGGAAGATTAGAGATAAGATAACTGCTGTCAATACTGCCTTGTTAGATGCAAATGGAGATCAAAGAACTTTTATACATCCTCGTTGTAAAGAATTGATAAAAGCACTAAGAACTCTTACATATGCACCAAATACAGGATTACCTAATAAAAATCTGGGTGTGGATCATGCTTTTGATGCTTTTGGTTATCTTTGTCTACAGCAATTTAACCTTGCAAAACCAGAGACATTAGGTCAGACTTCGTTTAGAATATA